GGGTTCCACTTTTCCTGGAGTGATTCTGCGTTAAACATTTTAGACTCTTAGGTTAAATGAAAGGGTTATTACTTGTTCCAGCGGGAGATCGCTTGGGCATATGCTGCCATAGCGTCACCAACAGGAAGATTCTCAACTTGGACATCCTCAGTGACAGTAGTCACTTCAGGCTTAGTGGAGAAATACGATTCACGGAGGGTAGAGACCTTCGCACGGAAAGACTCTTCATTTTCAAACTCAACAGCTTCCGCCAGGGATACAATCTTCTCGCGTTGAGCGAGTGATAGTCCCTCAGCGATCTCTGTCACAATCCCATTCTTGATATAGGTGCCGACGCTCTTATTAAGCTCGACATTTTCTTCAATAGACTCGTTGAGTTTTGTTTCCATTACATCGAGTTGTGTCTGAATTTCTTCTACAACATCAACTTTTTCTTCGGGGAGATCAATATAGTTCTCCACGAAAACTTGCTTGAGACCTGCAAGCATGGACTCAGCCATTTCGGTTTTGATACCCTGCTCAATGGCGAGCTCATTCTTTGTCATCCATTGACCAACAGCATAAGTCAGATACTCATCGACTTTTTCTGCGAGGTCGGACTTAACAGACTCAATTTCTTCTTCAAGGACTTTAGCGTAGTCCTCGTGCATACGCTCCAACTCTTCGTTGATGCGTGATACGACTGCTGCTTCAAAGATCGTTTTTGCTTTCTCTTTGAATTCTTCAGTCAGCTCTTCACCTTCGGTAAGAGCAGCAACATCAGCAGAAAGGTCTACTTCAATTACAGTCTCCTGAGGCTCTTCAGCAATCACATCGCCCTCGGGCTCGTGACCTGCCTTCACATCACCCTTAGCAGCAAATTCTGCTTTTGCGCCAGAGGCGTCAGAGGGTTTTGTTGTGGGTGCAGCAGCATTTCCACCAGCAACAGTCTTATACTTATTGCTGTCATCTGTGGGTTTGCTATTCTGTGGTGTTGGACCACCGAGATCTTGTACTCCAGCGAGACTACTACCGTCAGCGCCCAGTTTGGGCTGTGGTTCGGCAGGTTTTGCGCCAGCGGTTACACTCGATTCATCCAGAGTTGTTTCAATCTCTTGTGACATTTTGTCTCCTGGTTTACAAACGTGCGATATTTGCTATAGTTATTTATAGATTAAAGATTTTTGATGAAGGAGTGAAACGCGGAAAGTTTCATCTCATCCAACTGAGAACGGTGGGCGTTATCAATTCTCTGTTTAATCTTCTCGATTCTTTGCTCTTGGATTGCGCCTCCAGCATAGACCCACTCTCTTCCTTCCATAATGCCATTGACAAAAGCGTCAGGGGCAGAAGGATCTGCTACGATATCCGCAGCAGTGGCAAGCATAAAGTCATCAGCGACAACTTTAATACCACCTTCCTCTTTGATAGATCCAAGACCTCTCGAAGATACACCTAGTTTTACACCTTCGTCGAGAAGATTTCTAGCGATGTTACCCATGGGGGTATCGAGAAGTCTTGCCTTACCTACGAAGTTGTTACCCTCTCTTTGCAGAGAAGTAATTAGATGAGACACGCGGTCAAGATTAATAGTAGGACCATCAGGATGACCCAACTCACCTAGTGCGCGACCTTTGGTGATGTATTGCTCGTTGTATTTAGCAACTTCACGTTGCAAAGTTTCGGCGCGATACATGCGACCATTTCTATTTTTGATCTCACCCTGCAAGAAAACACCTTCGATAAAGTGGCGTTTCTTACCATCCTTACCTTCAGTGATCGTTACCTTTGCGGATTCAATCTCCTCTCTGATCAGTCTCATCTGTTGTTTCCTCTGGTGGGGTATCAGTTACCTCGGTCTCTGCAGATGCTTCGACTTCAGGTGTTTCGTCGGGTTCCTTAAACATTGAGGATCCGACTTCTTGCTTCTTGGCGTCAATTTGATCAACCGCTACGACTTTCATAGCAGAATCAACGTAGTCTGATAGATCTTTTTGACCTGCAAACAATGCGTTGACGATCTCAAGCGCGGATTGGGTTGGCATAATTATTAAGAATTCAGTAATACTATTTAGAAATCTCCTTTTTTACGATCCGCAGGATCGATTCCCTGCTGCGCGTATTGATCCATAGCTTGTTGCTCAGGATCAACTGGCTCTGGTTGGAGTGACATTGCCATTTGCTCTACTTCCATTGCTGGCATTTGCATAGGATCAATGACCTTACCGTCTTTGATCTCTTGCGCCATATCCTTATCGATGTCCTTGAATAGGGCATCAGGTTGCTTAAGGATCTGACGACGCATGTATTCCAGCGAGAAGTATTTGCCCACGAATGGGTCCATCTGCTGCAGAAGTGCCATACGAGCATTCATGATCTCTTGCTCTTTCAACTCAGCGAAGTAGTTGTCAGCAACAAAATCATATTGAATATGCTCTTTCATATCTTCCCACTCTTCAGGTGTGAAGACACCTTTCAGAATAAGTTGAGTCTTAAGCAGATCGTTAAACAGATCACCAAACTTCTTGCGGAGTCTAACGACGAATTTTTGGAATTTAACTTCGTCACGGGTGATCTCTGCAGACCTACCAACGTTAAAAGAAGAGTCAGATTCTAGACGTGACTCAGGTACGTTGAGTGACCTGTAGAGTTTCTTCTGGAAGTACTTGACATCCTCCAACTCACCTAGGTTTTGTCCACCTGGGAGTGTGGTGATCTCAGTGCCGCGTCCACCTTCACGTCTTGGCAACCAGAAATCTTCCAGCATAGACATGAATTTCTTGTCATCACGAATCTCACCAGTGTCAGCGTTATACACCAACTTATTTCTGTAGCGAGACATCACCTCTCTGAGGTATTGCTCTGCCTTTTGCTTAGGCAGGTTACCCACATCGATGTAGAAAATTCTACGCTCGGGTGCGCGAGAGAGACGATAGATAACAAGCGAATCCTCAATCATTCTCAGTTGATTGAGTGCTTTAATTGCTTTATGGAGGTGTGACAGCACAGTGTTGCGCTGCATATCAAGTTGCCCTGAGTGGGCATAGCAAATTGCATCAGGTGCAATCTTGATTCCATTGTTTTCGTAACCGCGTAGACCCTTAGGCGCGTAAATATAATACTCAACTGCCTTAGGAATCAGCACGTTGACCTGTGGATCTGCAGGTGAAATGCGATCCTTGGGTTTATCATACTCGATAACTTTCTTGATTTTGCGAGGATCAATATACCTCAACTCTGTAATCCCTTCCTTGGGATTATCAGGGTTAATCATCTTATGGTAAAAGAGGCGACCATCGATATACCATCTACGGAAGATATCGTATGCCTTTCTATCAAAATCGAGGAGACTGAGAACATTCTCAAACTCCTCTCTGATACGAGTCTTAATAGCGTCAGACACTTTAAGATTTGAAAGCTCAATATCAACAGGGTGATCGTCAAGATCTCCAGCGATTGCCTCATTCACAATGTCATTAATTGCTGCATCCGCTTCAGGATGCAAAGACATTCCACGATACCGACCAATAAGATCGACATCGCTCGACTTGTTTGCCGAGTCTCCCAGATCTACATACTGACCAAAATGTCCACCAGCAGCAATGGGCTGCGCGGCATCGTCATTGTCTTTATGCACGAAAGAAGGACCCTTCGCAGAGCCCTTACCTTTCTTTCGATCTAGGGAATAACCAAATAGTTGTGACATTCAACTGTCCCTATACATTATCAATTATTTATACGCTAGGAATTTAACCTATTTAGAAACACTGTTACCAGCGTTATTATCGTTAGCGTATGTCCAGTACTGGACCTGGAATTCAACAGTATACTCTTCAGGAGTATCGTTGCTATCCCATGCAAGATCAATTGCACTGATGTTTGAGGGCCAGATGCCAACAAACTGATACGATCTTACAACACCACCCTGTCTATCATACTGACGCACAATTGCACCAGACTGATATTCAGAGATATTCTGAGGTGTTTGCAGGTTTTGCTGCAGGTTTTGGATCTTAGTAGACCACTCTTCAAACTTAGAGCGCAGTGCGAATCCTTTGTCGTTGAGGACAGTAACTGTCCATGGCTCGAAGGTTCTGTCACCAGCGATCTTGAGTGTCCTACCTCTGTAAGGAACCTCAATCACACCCACTGTAGAAGCGGGGATGTTTGCTGCCTTCACAAGGAAGGTTGCGAGAGATCCAGATGAAGCGGAGGATCCTGCCTGGGAAGCACCAGCAGTTTCCTGCTGGAGTTTCTCTTGAGATCCAGGTGTGGCACCCGATGCTGGGGTGCCTTCATCGACTATGCTAGGGAAACCGATTTCAACTTGAAATAGGTTGGGGCGGGCGAGGTCCCCGATTCTGTTTCTGAAGTCAAGGATTGGTGCATTGACCATCTTGCCTTCTGTCTGCCCTGGGTATTTTTCTGACATTGTTGTCTAGTACTCCGATTGGTTTATGTAATGGGGTTTAGATGGTTGGATGATCAGGTGACGAGCTCGTTAAAGCTAGCGCCAGTCCTTGTTGCCGTGAAGGTCAGTGTGATGAAGTTGATGGATCTTGTGGGTTTCACAAAGATCTCAGCGTAGAATTCACCACGGTCAATTGCTTCCGCTGGGTTGTTGGTGCCATCACAGACAACCAAGAAGTCAACAATACCACGACGTGATTGGACAGATCTCAGGAAAGGCTCAACGATGTTCTTGAATTGTTGGCGAGTAAACTCATCATTCAATTCAAAGAGTTGAGTCTTAGCCGCTTTACTGATCGCTTCTTCGATGACGAGGAAGAGACGGCGGACGTTGATTCTGTCGAATGCAGATTGATAACCCAGTGCAGTCTTGTCTCCGAAGAGGACCATACCCTGACCAGGGAATGCGACGATGGGGTTAACTCTTGCTGCATAAAGCAAATCTCTGTGATCCTTCAAAGGAGAATAAGCAAGTTTGATGCTGTTTCTCAGGTTACCACGGTTGAAACCTGCAGGAGAGAACCAAGGCTCTTGATTAAGAGTGGTGCTCAATACCAGACCTGCCATGTCAGCGTTACAAGGAAGGTAACGATAGACATCGTTATACTTGTCGTAGATATACTTGTAGTTGTTATCGAAGACAGTATACGAGGAAGATCCAAGTTGATCGAAGTACTCAACTGTGCGTTGCACAATTTGAGGTACTGAAGATTGTCCGACAATATCACCTCTATATGGCGAGATGAAAGCGATACAATCCTTACGGGCATCTGCAATGCCGATGATGTGTTGTGCTTTGGCGATAGTATCATTCAAACTATTCATGCCAGGACCCATCAGGATGTAGTCCAGTTGCACAGTCTCAGCGTCATTGAAGAGTGTGTATGCACCCAAGATGTTAGGGCGTGAGATGGTATAACCATCGATGCCACCTTGGAGAGCAAAGCGCAACGTTGCGCGACCCTTCGTGCCAACCAGAGGCACAGCGAGGGGGTTGAGACCTGTTGGGTCATCAAGGTTGTTGAGGGAGTTGTCAGACTTAATCAGATCAAACTCTCTGTTGGTACCACTAAGACCGAAACCGCCAGAAGCGTTAGTGTCGCGATCATAGATGTTGTTAACTTCATGCGATCCCCAATACAGGAATTGCGAGAATTGCTTAACAACGTTCTTGTAGTAGATGTTGTCACCCTGAGGAGACTTGGCATCGGTTGCCTTAGACACGTTGAGGTGCTTCTCAAGGAGAGCGCCAGGTGTGCCAGTCAGTTTTCCGTCGCCGTCAAGGACCAGGATGTGCATCAGGTCGTTATAACCACCTCTATCTTCCACATATGCGGATGTAGTAGGACGAGGAGCGATGTTTGCCCATCTCTGATTCACCCCATAAAGGCGGGTGTCGTAGTCACTTTCGACTGCGGCAATCAGCACAGTAGCAGCATTTGAGTCTGCAACGTTCTGGTTTGCTTGGAAGTTAGGAGATCCAGGGTTAAGAGAAACTCTCAACTCTCTGCGGATTGCCTCAACCGTAGCGGCATCGCCAGTTGCACTACCAGGAGTGTTGCTGCTGTTTGCCAACTCAGAAATGGTATCGCCAATCTCCAGCACGTCAGCGGAGGAGGAGTCGATAGCAACTTCAAGTTTGCGAGTCTCAGGATCCCAAGCAACAATACGACCAGTAACACCACCACTAACAGCAGTGATGTAGTTGTCCTTCTCGAAGGATCCAATCAGGGTAGAGTCGTCAACCACGGTGACGATCGTGTCGTAGGTGTAAACCTTAGCGTAGATGTTTGCTGCAGAGTATGCAACTTCTGCACCACTGGCAAATTGCCACTCAGTGCTAGTAGGTTGTGCCAAAGACAACACCTGATCAGCACCAGCGTCGGTCATTACCACGCGGATGGAGTTACCATGAAGACCAGCAGATTTTGCTGCCCACTTCCAGTTGTTTGCTGCGCTCTCAACGTTGGTCTCATACTCGTCATCGTTCTTGATGAGTGGAGCAGTGATACCAGTTGCAGTTGTTTCGTTGATCTCAGTCTTCTGTGCTGTTACCAGTTGCAGTGCAACGGCAGATCCATCGGTGTGTGCAGCAGCAGTAGTGCCGAGCAGACCGCGAGTCACGTTGAGGTTGTTACCTGAAACACCAGTGATCTGCATGATCTCGTCATCAACTCTAATGTAAGAGTTGGTGCCACCACCAAGGGTGGTTGCAGAGGTCACTGTAAGAGTGGCGTCAGCGTCGGTGAAGGTAGATCCTTCGTTAATAGTTGATGATGTGCCAGCAGGCTCAATAAGAGTTACTGGAGCAGCAGCAGCGTGAGATGCAGCAGATGTTGCAAGTTGACCGCGAAGCACGGTAACGTCGTTACCAGAGACTGCCTGGATAACGAGCAATTCTGCGTCCACAAGAAGCAGATCGTTAACGTCCAGATCGGTTGCAGATGCAACTGTCAGCGTAGTGTCAGTGCTGCTGAAGGTTGCGACGATAAACTGTGCAGTATCGATTGCGTTCTTGAGCGAGTCATTCATTGCACGGACAACCTTTACGGTGCCGCCATACAGCAAGAATTGTGCTGCAGAAAACCAGTACTCGTAGTTATACTCGTTTGGACGACCGAAGATCGACAGGAGCTCGCGCTCACTGGTGACCGTGGTCATTGCCTCAACGGGTCCTTTTTCAAAGGATCCCACAATAGCAGCAACATTATCAACTGTTGCGTTGGCTACGGAGGTCAGATCTCTTTCAAGTACAACAACCCCTGGTGAAAGTTGTGTTGATGCCATTTAGATTCTCCTGATTAGATTCCTAGTCGGATGCTGAAACTATTTAGAATAACGGTGTTTTTCAGAGGGTAAACAAGACGAAATCACCAGTCAGGATATTCAGTAATCCATATCTTTTTCTTCTTCCTATTAGCAGCATTACGCTTTACTTGACACTGTTTACAAGTATAAGAATATGCTGAAACATTCTTACCTCTATCAGGTCTAGTCTTATAGAAATGATCTACCAGTGACAGGGTGCGAAGACATTTGCGACACTGCCTATCTACAAATAGAAACTCTTCTAGATCTAGGTTGTCTTCAAAGTCCATTCCTGCACCAATCTGGCAACTTGTTTTTTATCACATCCTTCAGGTGCATTCTTTATACAACGGAGAATGCATTCTTCATCGCTGATAGATGGTTTAATAGTAAACCCCCACTTATCAACTTCACCTTCGGTAGGTGCTTCAACGTAATCAAATTCGCTACTCATTGGTAATCCCACATATACGACATGTCGCCATACTCAGCAATAGATTCTCTTTCTGCGTTATGCCATGTCTGTCCTTGTGGATCTACGATTACTTCTTCCTGAAGACCATCATCCATAAATCCAAACGGTGCCATGTCTGCTTCAATTGCTTCCTTCTGCTCCAGATACATTCGCGTCCTGACATCGTTGTCATGCAGTTCTCTAAAGTAGTCTGAGGTCGCTAACCAAGAGAATATGACCAGACACATAGAGAGGTCATCATTACATCCTTCTTCGGCTTCCCATGCCTGTCCCTTCTGGATGAATGTAGTTAACTCAGCAATGATATCATAGTCATTAAAGACAAGTTTGTCATCCTCAATCAACTGTTTCATGTTTGCACACCCAGTCTTCTTGACTGTGGTAGACATCTTGACACCTAGTTGCACCTTAGACCCAGAGAATCCTTGTCCTACAACCTGCCCAGCACGTCCACGCATGGATGACATCAGGAGATTGTCATACTCCAGATCAAACTGCATAATATCTGCCACCTGTCCACCAATATCATTAACCTCAATCAAGGTAAAGGCATGATTATAACTCGTCACTACCTGATGAATGATATTGGGGAAGAGTAATGGTTTAATTTTATTGTTTCTATACTTCGCTACTAACTTATATGGGATCGTGGTAGTATCAAATACACAGAATGCTGAGTAATCTTTAGTTATACCACGAGCAACGTCCACCGTGCATACATAAGTATGATCGGTTACTGGCTCTTCATACACATCTAGTCCTTGACTGGACTTCACAGGATCATCGTATACCAAAGTTTTTAGTTTAGATGATGTAATGAGAGTGTTAACCGATCCCAGAAATTCACATTCAAATTCCTGGTTAAACTGCTCTTCAGACGTGTTGCGAATAGTCTGCTCTTTCCATGCAGCATCCCTACCAGGCACCTCAGACCAGTGGACTTCTGTGGTAGTGTATTCATTCTTGCCCTTCTCTGCATCATGCCAGAGTTTGTAAAACATATTCATCCCCTTGGGCGTGGAGATGATGATTACTTTGGTAGATTTACCAGAACTAATAGTAGGATACACAGAGCTAAAGAACTCGTCAGCAATATGCGTTGGTATAAAGGCGAATTCATCCAGAAATATGATGTTAAAAGACATACCACGGACGGCAGAAGCTGAAGTAGAAGCAGCCATAATCTTGCTTCCGTTTTCCAATTCGAGACTGCCTCTGTTCCAGTTGACGACTCCTTGTTGGAGCCAGTTTGGGAGGTTTTCATAGGATAGTTGCAAACGTTGTAACATCTCTCGTGCCGTAGCTGCCTTGTTAGCAAGGATTGCTACGTTAACATTGTCATTAAAAATGATATACCACAGCAGATATGCAGTAACAACAGTTGACTTACCTGACTGTCGTGGTAGTTTTGCAATATTAAATCTATTCGCATGAAATCTTTCGACCATCGACTCCTGAAAGTCGTACAACTCAAATGGAATCAAACCACGATCCAGCGAGATGATCTGGATGTAGTTTTTAATGAAGTAGACAGGATCCTTAGAGCACTTGATAAACTCTGCCACCTGCTCATCATTGAAGCTCTGTGCTACGTTAGCCCTCTTTAGGTTAGGATTACCTAGATAGATCTCATTTTGGCTCATACGGGAATGGTCTCCTGTTTTTCTCCTGACCTGCTGCGTGTGCTAGCACAACCTCTTCCTGTCCAGGACAGAATTGAAAGACTGCACTATATCTAGCAGCAACAGGGCAGTGTCTTGTTGGCGCTCTACCTCCATGAGGTACTAATCCTGGGAATATTACAATCCTTCCTGGTTTAGGAATGACTGTATCTGTGATTCGATCTCCCATCATGAAGACAGTTTCACCACCCCATTCGGGTATCCATGCCTTGTTCGTGTAGACAAGGAAACTCAGTGCGTCTATTTCTTCCCCGTCACAGTGGATAGAAGGACTATCACCAAGACGGAAAGCATTATAAACGACTCGGTGAAATGAAGGAATGGGAATCCCAGCGCGAAGAAATGCATGTTTAATACAGAAGTGATCAAACTCCCCGTAGTTAGGATAGTCAATCGCTCTGCCTAGGGAATAAGTGGATAAGGTATCGTCTGGCGCATTATCAAAGATAAGTTGCCATCCGTCAAAGTGGGTGAAGTATGTGTCCATGTAAAGGATCTCATCATCTGTGAAGAGATCGTCAATGACCATCACCTGATCAAATTTCATTATATCCATTACACTTACTCTACCAGAGTACCATGTGCCCTACGAATTTCTTTTAGTTTTTCCAAATTCATATCCTTGGTGCCGCCATCATATGCATGAGCGAAACCTTCAGTAATCATTTGCTCGTTAAGGGACACACTGTCATCCCCAATGTAAAGCCAACCCAGAAGACGCCCGTATTTGCCAGTGCCACCAACAAGTTCAGTCCTAACAGACAACTCATCATCACCAGCCAGCGTGCCTTCGAGTTTTTCTTTGAGCCAGTTGGTTGCGTCGATTCCAAGTGCTTTCTCCTCTAGGTTTCTCGTCCTTTTCTCTGGCGTATCAACTCCTGCAACTCTAACTCTTTCTTTCTTGTATAAATCAAACCCGAGGTCAATAGTGACATCGATAGTATCACCATCAAGGACACGGTTGATCTCCGTCACTCTGAAGTTGTAGCAGCTCTTCCTGCTTGGTGGTGTCATTACTCCCATCTTCTAACTCTGCAAATGCTTGTCTTAATATGTATATGACTACAAACAAGGCACCTGCAACTGCAAGTATCACACAGATAATAACCGACCACACAGGGTCGTTAGCATTATCCAGAGGGCGTAATAATAAATTCATTTCTTAGGTGTTAATGCATATGCTCCAGCAGATGTTACTAAGATTGCTGCGACGATTGCGATGATTTCCATAATTTGTTACGAGTTTTTTGGGTCAAGTCCTAAACTAATTAAATATTCTGTCCACCAGTCTGGATCTTTTCTTTTCCAATTTGGGACTGGCAATCCTTGAAGCGAATAATACTCTCTAATCGCTTCATCTATAATCTGTGCGATCTCCATATTCCTCTTCCTCTTCATCAACGTCCGCATATGCGTCTGCCACGAAGGGTCCTCGTTTGCGTAAAGGTTCTCGTCTGACATAATCAGTCTCGACATTGACTGCGGACATCCAGACTGCAACCTTCATCATAATGAATATGATCCCAACAGGGGCTAAGCAAAGTAGAAGTTTTGCATTCATTCATCGACATCCATGTAGCGAAATTTGTAATCTAATACTGCCTTATATAGTTCATCTCTAATGACATACAAATGCTCTTGCTCCTCATAAGGACGAGCAGGAGCACCTGGCCACAGTCTTATTGTTTCCTTTACGCAGTGGTAGAGTAAGTAAATGTCTTCAATATTCCATTCATACCCAAATGTGCCTTCGTCATCCTTCGGATCGAATTCCATGTTTTTTTGTGAATGGTTCCCAATGCTCCCAACCATATTTATGTACTGCCCACATGCCTATGACAGGGACAAAGACTAAACTCATGGAGAGGATTCCTATTCCGTATGGGTTGTTTAATACAACCCCACAGAATCTAGCAAACTGTAACATTATAGGAAGTATTTTGATAAAACGTCTATGCGCTCTTGCTCGTGAGCAATGATATCTAACTGGTCTTGAATGGCAGCGAGCACATCAGGGTGCTCACCAATGCCTACTGGATTCTTAAGGTAGATCTCAATATTGAGTCGTGCCTTTTCAATGTTGCCTTCTGCATCGATGCGAAGTGCTTTCAGAATTTCGTTTCTCATAATTAATCTCTAATGATAGTAAGCATTGTCTAATCCCCATGTAATAGAATACACTATTACTCCCAGAATTGCAATTGCTTTTGTCCACACCATTTTACCCATGGATCCTCATTGTGTAGGCAGGAGTCAGGATGTACCCACCCACTATTTAATTCTTTTAGCCTTTGCTTGAGGTGTTTATTTTCGAGTTTCAACATATAAATCTGATGCTTTAACTTATCGATCGAGGTCATAACGGTTTTTCCAAATCTCCAAGAAATACCTGTCTACTTGATAGAGATCAGCAGCAGGTGGTGGTAGTCTATCTATGTCTTCAGACCAACACGTACATATATCTCGCATCTCCAAGGTAATACCGTCAGGTCTAAACATCCTCCCGAAGGAGGACATTGCGAATGCGAATCGCATTCTAATGCGCTGTTCCATTTCCTGAGTAGGCGTCGCTTTCGTAATAGATATTCTCACCTTTTCGTAACCCGAAATATATTGTGGATAATACAAAGGGTAGTGATCCGAAAAGTAAGACATGGGCGAAGGTCATGGTGCTAACGAGCGAAAGATTTTTCTACATGTGTCAATTGCAACTCTTGACCCAAAGACATTAGAGTAGATATATGCAATGCCCAACTTGGAGCAATACAATTCTAACTCTTGACATGCTTTTGCATCGGAGCTGCTTAAATCGATGAGGACATCTCCCTCAACCATTAATGGTAACAACTGGTCAAGTGTGTGCTCAACATTCTCAGGTGGAATGCACAGCATAAAGATACCAGACTCTTCAAACAAGACTGACTCTCCAGACTTAACTCCGTATACCATCTTCTTCTTAATCTGATCAACCAGAAGTGGGATGCTAGTGGTGCATCCACTAATGTATCCAGCATCATACTGCTCACTTGATAACTCGTAATTCTGTTGATAAGAAAATACGCTGATCTCATCCTGCATCATACGGCGAGCAATGTCCTCACCCATACGACCAAGAGTAATCATCCCAACTTTCATAGTGTCAGCCTGTGGTGTTTGCAGATTCCCAGTCTTTCTGGAATTGATCAAGTCCCTCGCGAGTCAAGACGTGATCATACATCTTCCAGAAGATCTTAGGTGGCATAGTAACGGTACTAGCACCATAAGTATAGCACCTTGAGACGTGATGCACATCCCTCAGGGACGCTGCAAGGATCTCTGTAGGCATCATCTGCACACTGAATGCATTAGCGATTGCACGGACCAACTCAATGCCACTGAATGAGTTATCATTACAGCGACCAATGAAAGGAGACACGTATGCTGCCCCTGCTTTCGCCGCTAGCAGTGCTTGTGCTACTGAGAAGATGAGAGTTACATTGACCTTGATCCCTTCTGCTGAGAGGACCTTACATGCCTTCAGTCCCTCTACAGTGCAAGGGACTTTAATTGTAACTGCTTCACCTAGTGGGAAGTAAGTTTTTGCTTGCTCAATCATTTCGTCAGCTGTCTCGGCAACCACCTCCGTGGAGACGCTGATAAGTTCTGGACATTCCTTAAGTAGTCTTGATGCTACATTATAAAGGGTGTCACCCGATCTCAAAATTAGTGTCGGATTTGTAGTGACGCCATCAATCAACCCTGTGCTGTATGCCTTTTTAATTTCAGAGACATCAGCAGTATCTAAAAAGATTTTCATAATTTAGTTAACGTGAATAACGCCTGTCATACCAGCGCCTTGGTGAGGACCACAAAAGAATTCATAATCGCCTGCATCTGCAAACTTAATCTCCTGAGTTTCTCCAGGAGTGAACATGAGTGATTCTCTGCTGAGGTCAGCACGACCTTCAACAATGATGTTGTGTGGGGGGAGCATACCATTTGTAAACGTTATGGTGTCCCCAGCGGAAATTGAAATATCGTTAGGCTCAAAAATGAGATTTCCGTTAGATCCCATTGTAACTTCTACTGCCCACGTTGGCAACGCGAGGAATAACGAAGCAAATAAAACTATGAAAAACTTCATATGCTATTTGTGTAACTGTAGTTATGTAGGGGGTTTATCCCCCATAGCCACATTCAAATGTCAAGGTCCCGTAACTGTTTCATAGCGTCAGTTTTACCCTTCAACATGCCGTCAATATACCCTGCTCTATACTCCCAAGTCTGCCCACCATCTTTCCCTTTCAGGGGATTGATGCACTGTGAGTCGCCATACTTATTACATACCAGACCAGCAAGATCCAACTCTGAAGAGTCAGATGATGATCCAGTTCCACGCCAAACGTGGGTGCCATTAATCCATGTAGCACCACACTTCTGGCACTCTTTACGTTCCAACTTAAAGTCGGACAGTTCTTTATCCATGATCTAGCAATTCCAAGCTCTCAGTGATTTATTTATTCTACTATCTGGATCGCTCGCTGTCTTCTTAGATGTGAGTTTCCTCTTCATCCCGCTCATTCGCGCACAAAAACTCTTTCTACGAGGGTTCCCAACTTTTTTTGAAGGTGCCTTAAGATCGCTTCCTGGGTTTTCACGCTCATACGACTTCCGTCCTTTTTCATTTAGTCCTCCTTCAGAGTTTTTACCTGACTTTTTCTGCCAGTCTTCAGTAATGAATTCATTAAAGGATTTCATTCTTCTACATTGTCAGGGTTGTTAGCACAATTCTTCTCATGCTTTTCTAACCACGTCTTAGGACGCTGGTGTCCAACAGGCACCGTGATGCCACAGTAACGACACTTCTTAGTTTCAGCCATAATGATAAGCTCCTTTAGTAGTTTTCTTAGGTAGTTTGCCACTTCTAGCTTTGGTGCCAGAGGTTTCGCCATACCCTTCGGGATGTTTGCCTGCTTTGGTCTTACCAATAGAATCAGACTTTGCCTTACTGCCCTTCTCAGTATAGTGAAGTTTAGCAGACTTGTCCTTGTCCTTGGTGATCACGGATTCTTGCCCGTGCTTGCGTCCCATGCGACGCATAACTTTACCGAATCTGCGCTTACTCATCTTATCAGGTTTTGAGGTCTGATAGGACACTTCGCGTCCAGTTTCTCCACTGTCATACTTATACTCACCGACACCTTTCTTGTGTCCGATGCCATGCTTCTTTAGATCCTTTTCGAGTCCTTTACGACCCGCACGGTTCTTTTTTTCGTCAGACCCTCTATCAGCACTGATGTGTCCAGTAACCTGAGTCTTTGACTTCTGCATCATGCGACCAGTAGCATTACCTTCTGCAAGGAATGCACTGAATGAAAGTGTAGTCACTTCCTCACGCTTGATACCACCGATCTTATCGAGTGCTTTACCGATTGCCTTACCGATCTTGTCGCGCTTACGCTCTTTGGGTTTGATGTTAGCACCCAACTTATTCAATCTGCTAGTAGCAGTGCCAGACCTTGCTGCCTTCTGACGCTTGGAGTAGTCCATGTAGGACTCACCCTTCTTCAGTTTCTTAGGATCTGTCTTAGGTTTTGCTGCATCAGCACGATCTTCACGAGCACGAGCATTAGCACCAGGACCACCCAACTTACGATCCTGCTCAGGATCTGGATGCCAATGGTCACCACGCTCGACAATAACAGATTCACCCATTCTGCGTGCTACTCCACGAGCACCACGGGAAAGGGATCTCGCACCAGCACCAACTGCTTTCTTGATACCACGCTTCAGTTTGCTACCAATTCTGCTGAGCAGACCAGGCTTCTTAGGACCTGAATCGCTGCTGCTAGAAGAGGAGTCACTGCTGCTAGAGGAAGAATCAGAAGATGACGTAGTGGGATTAGAAGAGGTAGTCTCAGAATCCTTAGAAGGGGAAGACGATTGGGTGGACTTGTAACCACTCTTAGCGGCACTACCCATGTCTTTCGCGAGATTTTTCGCGTGTCCTGCTGCCTTACCAGCAACTTCAGCACCCTTGACAGCACCTTTGCGTGCCAGTTTAGCGCCAGTCTTAAGACCAGACTTCAGTGCAGACCCAACCTTCTGAGCAGCACTCTTAACCTTGGCAAGTTTATCGGATCTAGATGAAGAACCACTTCCGATACGACTCCTTGCTTCAGCACCAGCATCCTTGCCAGCACTTTGTCCTTCACCAGAAGCAGCAGATGCTTTGTCCTTCAAGCGAAGAGCATTGACCTTAGCAGGACTGGTAACCTCAGTGAGTAAACTCAGTGAATAGTCAACAGACTCACAGAGCATCTCTGTGACGTGATCAATATCTCTACCTTCTGCCATCTCCTCAACGAAGACTTCTGCCACGATCTCTTCAATAAGAGTATCGCTAAGGAGTGAGACCTCCCAATCATTCAACTCAGCAAAGATGTCAACTTGATCGAAGACACTTTCTTTCTGTAGTTTGGCAGCTCTCTTTGCCTTAGTCTTAGCAAGGATGCGTGCCTTTGCATCATC